TATTTTAATTTCATTTTATTTTACTTAATTAAAGTTATCCACAACTCGACCTTTCATTTTCATTTTAGCAAAGCCACCGGCATTGTCAATAGCCAACCTGTGGATAACTTTTGGGGGATAAGATAGATAAACGATATATATATTATGCTAACCTGCGAGCATACTAAACATCAACCAAACAAAATAAAACGAACCTGGGGCATTTTAGAGCGATAAACTTTAAGGGGATATTCAAAAATAAGAGGAAGAGCTTGACAAAAGACAAAAAAAGGAGTATGTATGAATAACTAAAAAGAATTTCGGGGCTTAATAAAAAGAGCCCGAAAACAAGCAATTTCGGGGCATTAAAGTATCTTTAAAGTCAAATTAAATCAGGATATAGAATGAAATAAATTAAAATCTGAATTAGGATATAAGATAAAGTATGAATTTAGGTGGAGGGTTTCACTAATAAATAATATACACAGAAAATTTTAAAGAATAAAACAAATTAAGTGAAATCAATTTCAAGTGTCGCTTAATAAAGATTATACGCCATTCTATGCTATAATTTAGCTTAAAAATAAGGCAGAAATAATAAAAAATGGCTTTAAAATAAGATAAATGAAGTAAGTTTTTGAGGGTGGCACCCGCCCGACTGGTTTTCTGAAATAGTTTATTAGCCCCCATCCAAAAAATTAGAAAAACCCAATTTGAAGCTAAATGAGATGTAAAAACTGTCAAAAAGAATTCCAAAATAAGAGGAAAACAGCAAGATTTTGTTCGGCTACTTGTAGAAAGGATTTTTGGCGTAAGAAAGATAGCGTGGCAGTTAGCGTTCCAAAAAGGGGAGATAGCGTAACAAAGCCAGTTAGCGTAACAAAACGAAAATATCAGGGAAGTTATCTTTACCAACTTTGCCCAAAGCATCCAGGCAGTATGAAAATAACTTGTGGTTGTAAATAAAATGAAAATCTGGGAAGATAAAGAAAAAAGAACCTGTCCAGTTTGCGGATTTAAAGCCAAAGGAATGTCGGGATTGTCTGCTCATATGAATGTTCATCGGGAAAAGAAGAAAGAACTGAAAGAACTAAGCATTGATTATCTTAAAGAAAAACTTTTTGATATAGTTAAAGGAAAATTCAAGGGAGAGGCTTTGAGAGACGTTATTACTGCTATCAGGGAATTGATTATTGTTTTGAGAGAAGAAGAAGCGAAAAAGGAACTTCAAAGGAAACAAGTTATTGAAATCAAAATAGATGAAGAAAAGCTTCAAAGATTGATAGATTGGAGTCCTTATTCTCCCAAAAGGCACGAAAAACAGATAGAAGTATTGGATTGCAAAGCGAATGAGATAGTGATTTTTGCTGGAAGACAGGGCGGAAAATCAATGCTTTGTGCTTATGAGATTTTAAAAGAACTTTTGAAAGATAATAGATTGGTTGCCTTGATTGCCCCGACTTATACTCAAAATGAGCCAGTTTTGGAGCATTTGGTTCATTGGGTAAATAGAGCTTTCAAAAACGAGATGATAGTTTCTTTGAGACCTCCCCAAAGCATTAGAACTATCTGGGGTTCGAAATTGTTATGTAAATCGATTGAACAGCCAGGACAGATATTAGGGAGAGGATATGATTTAATAGTTGTTGATGAATGTGCTCAAATCCCAGAAGATACTTGGAATCTTTATATTGCCCCAGCTTCAGGAATCAAAGTAGGCAGATATTTTTATATCACCACTCCCAGAGGAAGAAACTGGGTTTGGAAATTATGGGTTAAAGCCAAAAATGAAGGAAGAGGATTTCATTGGGAATCTATTGATAGTCCTTATTTTACAAAAGAAAAATGGGAACAGGAACAAAAAAGATTACCTCAATTGATATTCGACCAAGAATATCGGGCAATATGTTTAGAAAAGGCAGTTGTTTTTCGGGGGATAGATAATTGTTTAGATAAAAATTTAAAATTTCAGCCGTATAATGAAAATCATCTTTATTCGGGCGGGATTGATTTGGGAAAATATCAAACTGATACAGCTATCTCAGAAATGGATTTGATGACCAACCAATTGGTTTATCACGACCGACTTAAAATTCCCGATTGGGCAGTTCAAAAAAAAGAAATTCAGGGAGTTATGGATAAATATAATAAGAATCCTACTTGGATGGATGCTTCCTCTATCACAGCTGGCGATGTCTTTGTAGATGAATTAGGAAATGAAGGATATCCTGTTCAAGGATACAAAATTCAAGGCACTATCCAAAAAAATAGCTTGATTGAAAACTTAATGGTAAAAATTCAGAATGGCATTATCAAAATCCCAGATATTCCTGAAACTCAAGTTTTAATAGAAGAATTGCGAGCTTATACTTTTGAAATAACTCCTGGAGGCAGAATTATGTATGGTGCTCCTTCGGGAATGACAGAAGATTCAGTTATTTCTTTAGCTCTGGCTTGTTTGGATGTAACTGACCAGCCATTGGGAGAATTAAAGAAAGGTCAAGCCACAGCTTATAAATTCCCTGTTCAAGAATTTTAAAATGAATTATTATCCAACAGATTCAGAAAAAAAAGTAATTGAAATTATGAAAAATGAAGCCACAGATTGGGAAAATGGCACTGTTTGGGTTACAGATAAAGTCAAATATCAGATGTCAGGAAAAGATGGGATTATTCAAAAAGCCAGAAAAAATTATCTTGGAAAGTTTGACAATGAATATGATGAGATAACAAGAAAGAAAAAGATATTCTGGCCTGTAACCGAAGATATGGTTGAAGTGGTGGTTCAAAACATAGACTTAGATTCAGCTGATATAAATATTAGAGCCACAAATCCCAATGGATTTAGTTCGGCTTTGATTATAAGATACTTACTTAATTACTTTATGAGGCGGAATTATTTTGGGGAGATTTTGAATGAATTATTGAGATTATTTTGTATTGATGGAACAATTATTAGCAAGAATATTAAGAATTATGATAAAAAGTTAGGAAAGCAAATGATTAAATCAAAAATTGTTGATAGAACCAATTTTTTGATTGACCCTTCGGCGGACAATGTCCAAGACGATGCGACTATTGAAAGAAATGTTCTGAAACTATCTGAAACTCAAAAATATAATTGGGATAATTTGGAATATTTAAAAGGTTCGGAAAGTGTTGAAAGATTAATGGGGATAAACAGACCTTTCGCAACCCAAGTGCCTTATGTGGAGATATTTGAAAGATGGGGGGAATTACCAAAATATTGTTTGACAGGAAAAGAAGAAGATAAAGAAAATTGGGTTCCAATGGTAGCCATTGTTTCTAATTTATATTCAAACCCAATAATTCATAAAATTGCTTTAAATAAATCTGGAATCAAGCCTTATGAAGAATGCCGATTCAGGAAAATATTTGGTAGATGGGATGGTAGAGGAATTGGGGAAATTCTTTTAGGGTTACAAAGTTATATCAACGAAAATGTTAATTTAAGACTAAATCAAGCCAGAATTTCCCAGGTAGGATTATTCAAAGTAAGAAAAGGTTCTGGGATTACTCAGCAATTGTTAAATTCTTTAATAGCGGGCGGGACTATCCCAGTTAATAGAATGGATGACATTCAAGAGTTAAGCACTTCTGATATAAAACCCTCTTCTTATAGAGATGAAGTTGAGGCTTATACTCAATCTCAGAGAGTAACAGGTGGTTGGCAAATAGGAAAGGGAGAAGCGTTACCTGCTTCTATGCCAGCAACTACTGCTGTTTTACAAGAAAGAGGAATGAGAACTGGATATAATTTGCTTCAAGAAAATCTGGGGATATTTCTATCAAAAGTTTTTGAAAGACACATTATTCCTTTACTTTTAGAAACCATTAAGCCAGAAGAAATTGTTTCAATTATTGGTTCGCCAAAAGAATTAAAAGAAATAGATGAAAAAGTAATAAATTATCAAATGAATAAAGTGATTGTTAGGCATTTAGCAAAAACAGGAACTATGCCCCATCCAGATTATATGGAATATTTAAGAAAATTATATCAGAAAAATCTCAACCGATTTCAGAAAATAAGATATTTCAAGGGCGATTGGAATAGATTAAAAGATTGGCAATACGAAGTTGAAGTATTTGTTACTGGCGAAACATTTAACAAGGCAGTAGTAGTAAGACAATTGAATGATATGCTTTTGAATTATTCAAGATTACCAGGAGTGAATATTGATATTGATATGGTGTTCAAAGAAATCTTAGACCTCATGGGATTAGGAGGTGCAAGATTTCTTAAAGGTCGGGAAGAAACAATAATGAGACCACCCGCTGTCAGCGTTCCTACACCGTCACCTGTTCGCCCATTAGAAGAGACTGAAAGAGTGGGCGAAGCAGCAACGCTGGAGAGAGTTGGGCGTGGTGGTTTAAGATGAAATGGCACAAAATAAAGCAGCATTTTCAAAAGCACCATTAGGAGCTGGCGGAAGATTTGCGGCTTGTGTTAGAAGAACAATGGCTTTTTATGAGAAGAAAGGAAGAAGTATGACAGTTGATAGAGCGAAGGCAATTTGTGCAGCAATTGGACGGAGAGCTTATGGGAAAGCAAGATTTCAAAAGATGGCTGTAGCTGGGAAAAAAGGATAACTAAAATGCCTTACAGAGGAATTCCACAATCAAAATGGGGAAAACTTGATTCTTGCGTTGAGCATGTAATGGCTTCTTCGACTTTCCGACAAAAGTATAAAGCTCGCAAAAAAACAATTGGAGCTAAGAGTTTGGCTATAATGATATGCCGCAAAACACTCAAAGTTTAAATCCAGCATATTTAGCAGGATTATTTGATGGAGAAGGTTGGGTTTCTATTATTAAAGAAATATGCCTAAAAAGAGAAAAGAAATTCAGGTTGTGAAATCCCCGATTAAAGAAAGTATTAGAGAATGGGTAAAAAATTCTACCACTCAATGGTTTTTGAATAGATTGGCTTGGCATTTAAACGAAATTGATACTGTTAGAGATATAACTTTAGAAAATATGGATGAGGCATTAGCCAGAAAAATGGCGATTGAAATTATTGAAAATGCCTTAGCTGATATTTGGCAAGAAGGCGATTTACAGGCATTACAAAAGAAAATTTCTGAAGAAGAAGATAATATTATTAGAAAATTAAAAAGTATTAAAGAAGAATATTAAAGGTTGGGTCGGCTCTTACCTTAATAGAGCAAATAAGTTCTTCTAAAATTATGGCAGAAGAAACAAACCTTAATTCTGCTGACTCTGGAGGTTTGGAGCTTGAATCTTCAGAAAGCAAAGAAGATGTTTCCAAAGCTGAAGGCTTGGAATCAAAAGCTACTCCAGAAGAGGAAGCAGAATACTATCAAAAATTAACTGGCAGAGAAGATATTAAGTCTAAAGCCGATTTTGAGAAGCATTACGAAGGTCTGAAAAGTCTTGTCGGAGACCAATCCATTGCTGAAATGCGGAAAAAAGCAGAAGCATATGAAAAGGTTCAACAAGAAATTGAGAAAGAAGCTGATGAGTTTCTGGAGTCTGAAGAGGGAAAAGAAACTGCGAAAGAATTTGCCGAAGGGGCAATGGAGACAAGGGTTTCTACTTTAGAGGGTGAATTAAAAACTGAAAGGTTTTTGAAAACTCATCCCGAAGCCCAATCTCTTATTGGCCTTGTTAAGGCAAAGGCTGACCGCAATAAAATTTCCCTTGAGGATGCTTATACCAAAACTTTTGAAGGGGAACAATTTTCTCTTAAAGAGTTATTGGGTTCCAAGTTAGAGGCTGAAAAAGCCAAAGAAGAAGAAAAAAGTATTGGAGTTGAAAGTAAATCTCGGATGGCTGCTGGAAGTTCGGCTGAAATTAGCCAGTTGATGGAGGAAGTTCGTAAAACTGATTCAGCAACGGCTAAACAAAAATTAGTTGAAAAAGTTCTGGGGCTATCTGAGAAATAAATTAGATGCCAACAGGTGAATTAACTACTTATACTGGTGCATCCGTTATCAAGCCAG